TATCCAAATAATAGTTCATCATTATCAACAGGTTTAGCTCCGGTTTTAATAGGTAATTTAGGTGCAGGTGATGGTATAAATTATTGGTCATTTGGGCCAAATAATAGTAGGAATTTAGTATTATATTATTTTAATGGAACCACAATTACGGTTACATCTACCGAAACCGTTAATGTTGGACAGTGGAATCATATTGCAATGTCAAAAAATTCTACTGGTATTAAACTTTTTATAAATGGTGTAATGTCTGTTTCGTCCGCATCGGTATCAGGTACCCCACAATCAAGTGTATCATATCCATTAGTAATAGGACAACATAACAATATAAGTATGAATGCTTATATTGACGAACTTCGTATAACAAAAGGTGTAGCTAGATATACTGCAAGTTTTACTGCACCAAATTCAGCGTTTCCAGATACACAAGGAACAATACCACAATATGAAACCAAATATATTGGATTGATTGGTGGGTTAAACGATTCAACTGTAGATTATGGTGTTGAAAAGTTAAGTGATAGTTCATTGAAAATACGAAAGATGTCTGCTAGTGGTCAGCCGCTTAGTGGTTCTGGAACATTGAGCGCATCAGTTGATAGAGTGTATGTGAATGTATTGGATTATACGAATGTAATGGTAACTAGTAGTTATGCTGTATCATCTAGTTATTTAATTAATGCTTCTGCTGGAGAATCATTTCATCCATTTTTGTTGGGGTAAATCAAAATTTAAAAATATATATACAATATGGCAACAACTTATAAAATATTAGGACAATCAAATCCTGCTTTAACATCCAGTACAGACTTATATACTGTACCAGCAGCAACATCCGCAGTATGTTCAACGCTAAATATTGCCAATTTAGCAGCCAGCAATGCTACATTCAGACTAGCTGTACTACCATCAGGTTCATCACTACAAGCTAAAAATTACTTGGCTTATGACACAGTTATACCAGGAAATGATAGTATCGCATTAACCATAGGTATGACGCTCGCACAATATGATAAAATACAAGTTTACGCTTCAACTATAAGCCAATCATTTAATCTATTCGGTACAGAAATAAGTTAATATGCAAGTAAAAACATTAAGCACATCCAGATACAACAGTACTAATGTTAGTGCTAGTGTCGTAATAAGCGGTACTCAAAAAGCTATTTTTGGGTATGGTTATAGTGGAGCATGGGTATCTGTGACAAATTTAGTAAGCAATACGGGGGTGGTTACGAATGATGTAACAGGTGTTGGCACTGCAAGAAATTCTTTAGCTGCAGCGGGATATGGAAGTGATAAAGTTATATTTGGTTATGGTAACGCTAGTGGCAATTATGTATCTACGACTAATTTGGTAAGTAACACGGGTGTGGTTGCGAATGATGTAACAGGTGTTGGTACTGCTAGAGTGTATCTAGCAGCAGCGGGATATGGAAGTGATAAAGCTATATTTGGATATGGTTATAATGGCAGTGCTAATGTATCTATGACAAATCTGGTTAGTAACACAGGTACTGTTTCAACAGATACAACTGGTGTTGGCACTGCTAGACAGGGTCCAGCAGCAGCAGTATATGGTGGTGATAAAGCTATATTTGGTTATGGTTATACAGGTGCGTATCTATCTATGACAAATTTAGTAAGTAATACAGGCATAGTTGCAATTGATACAACGGGTGTTGGTACTGCTAGATATTTTACCGCAGCGACTGGATATGGAAATGATAAAGCTATATTTGGATATGGTTATACAGGTGTAAATGTGTCTATGACAAATTTAGTAAGTAACACAGGTGTAGTTGCTACAGACACAACAGGCGTAGGTACTGCTAGACATGGGCTAGCTGCTGCGGGATATGGTAGTGATAAAGCTATATTTGGTTATGGTTTTGATAGTAGTAATAATCTATCTATGACAAATTTAGTAAGTAATACAGGCATAGTTGCAATTGATGTAACAGGTGTTGGTACTGCTAGAAGAAATATAGCAGCTGCAGGTTATTCGACGACATAAACAACATAAACAATATATATTAAACAAACATATGGCATCAAATTTGAATTCAGAATTTAATTATCGTTATCAAGTGATAGGCAGTACCCCGTGGGAAAAGTTAAAAACATTAAAAGGTTTTCTTGTGGGTAGAAAAAGAGCAGCAGTTTTGGAACAAGTTGCTGATTTAAAATATAAAGCTAAATTATCAGAACTTAAACATTTAAAAGAATTACCTGCATTACAACATGTAATTCTAAATTTAGAAGCTGAAATTTTAGAACTTGAATCACATCTTGATGATCAAAAACATGCATTTGAATTAAACCGTCAAGAAATAAAGATTTTAGAACAGTTAATGGCTGAATTATATACAATAGTTGAACCCACCAGAATACCTGGTTATACAGATGATCAAATGTTTGAAGCAAATGCTAATAACGAATTTACCGTAACAATTGGACGGGAAATACAAGCCGAAATTATTGCCAATGGTAGACCATCACCAGCCAAATTACTAAACGCCATGAGCAATCCACAAACACTAGAATCTTTAAAACTAATCGGATTAGTACCAAAAGAAACAATATTGCTAGAACAAAGAGATATTGTTGATGCGTTAAAATTAAACAACATAAATGAACCAAAGTTAATAGAATAATATGAAACTTTATAAATTACCATCCCAAAATTTTGAATTGTTATTCGGTAAACCAGAAGAAAGAAAACAAGTTGATGATGTTGTAATCATTGCACAAACACAAGATTGTTCTAGTTTCTTGGTACTATCCAAAACAAATTATGAAGCACTTGAACCATTCGCTAGTTACAATGGATACGATTTTACATATTGCCAACAATGGGGATTAACAATAAACGAAGAAGTTGTTGTAAGAACCATATCAGACCTAAGAAAAAATGCATATCCACCAATGGCAAATTATTTGGACGCTATTGTTAAAAATGATAATGAAGCGTTACAAACTTATCTTAATGCATGTCTTGCAGTAAAACAAAAATATACTAAATTAGAATTTTAAAATGTTTGGTGATATACATTAAATTATTAATATTTATTATATATGATAAAATTGAAGTCCATTGTTAAAGAAATCTTTGACGCAAATTTATTGGAAAATAATGTTGAACTAACAATCTATTGCGATATGGACGGAGTACTATGTGACTTTGAAAAACAATTTGAAACGTTAACAAATACTACACCAAAAGAATTTGAAGCGTCAAAGGGTACAAAAGAATTTTGGAATGTAATAATAAAAGAAAAAGAAGAATTCTGGTCAAATATGCCACCAATGCCAGAATTTGAATATTTTAAAAAAGAAGTAAATTCAATCACAACAGATGGTAGATTTAATCTAAAATTCTTAACAAGTACAAGCGCAGGACAAATACTACGAAACTACCCCCGTCAAGAAGCTATAGACTATATAAAAAACATAGAATTTGGTAAACGCTCCTGGTTAAGAACACATTGGACTGGACCTGTATCTATTATATTCAGCGATTCAGGTAAAAGTAAAGCCAAACACGCAACTGCAAATAGTATCTTAATAGACGATCTATCACCCAATGTAGAAGCATTTATTGCTGCAGGTGGTAATGGTATCATTTTCACAGACGCACATCAAGCCATAGATGAACTAAAGGCTAAAATAAAAATATGAAGGTACGACTCTACAACAATACACTTAATCCAGTTATCTGGGATAATTTTAAATTAAACCAGGAAATTAAAGAAAAACTACTGCAAATAGGCAAAGACTTCTACGCAGATACAGAAACTGATGCGCCTTTAAAAGATATACTGTTCGTGGGTAGCTTAGCAAATTATAACTGGTCAGATACAAGTGACTTTGATGTACATGTTGTTATAAACTTCAAAGATGTAGACGAAAATGTAGAACTTGTTGAAAAATTAGTTAATGCGCTTAAATCAAAATGGAATGATGATCATGATATACATGTAAAACAACACAATGTTGAAGTTTATATTCAAGATGTTACTAAAGAAAATAGATCAACAGGTGTGTATTCACTTATGCAAGATAAATGGCTAAGTGAACCAAAAAAAGAAAATATTAAAATTGATAAAGAAAAAATTCAAGAAAAATATAATGATACAGTTAGAAAAATAAATTCTGCTATTAAAGCGCAAAATATTGAGAAGCTTAAATCAATTGTTAAAGATGTTTATGATATGCGCCAAGCAGGTTTAGATAAATCAGGAGAATTAAGCACTGAAAACTTAGTATTTAAAATCTTAAGAAACAGAAACTATATAGAAAAATTAAAATCAGCAATTAATAACTTATATGATAAATCGCAAAGTTTAAACAATTAAAAGCGCATCAAGCGCTATGCTTAAGCAAATTATACAAAGTCAATAACTTTTGTCAAGATTTTATAATGATGTGGTTAAAAAATATTTACCATGTCCACAATCCCAAATTCTATCATAACCATTATTTTTCATATTTTCCCATTCGCTTAACGAATGGTTATATATTTTTAATAATTTTTCTAATTTATGTTTTTGGAAACTCATGCGGTGTCTAATATCTTTATAATTATTTATTAGATAATGATAATTAGGCGGTGTATGACTAACGAATTTAAATCCTAAAGTTTCATATATTTTACCTGTAAAATATCTTCTATCACTATAACTAACAATATTCTTTGGTTTGTAGTGATTTACAAAATATTTTAACAATTTACTTGCACCGCCATTAACTATAGTATTAATACTGTTACAAAATCTTACCAATTCCCAATCACTTGTTTTATCAAACCGTGATGATTTTCTAAATGTCATAATACTAACCAATTCATCTTTAAGATACATTCCCAATTTGATTGTAGATTTATCTTCTCCTTGTAAATGATTGTTATTTAAAAACTTATTTTTATCCGATTCATTTACTTCTTTGATTTTGCAATCTCTTGCGTTAATTTTAACAAGTGTATTTGTTCTTGTCAAGACTTTAATAATTGATTTAACAATTTCCATTTTATGTATCCATTCATTTTCAAATATATGAATCAATGAAATGCCATAAAAACTACAAGACTTTGTTTTATTCAAATGATAGTTTTTATTGATACCACCACTATTTTCACTGTGCCAATACAATCCATTGATTTCAAACGCAAGTTTTAAACTGGGAATATAAAAATCCAGTTCTTTACCGTTAAGTATACTTCTGTCATTTCTTTTAATTATAGTATCTTTTGGTAAAATTTCTATTAGAAAATTATAAAATTGATTTTCAACAGTAGTAATTTTCTCTGGATGACAATAATCACAGAATAAATTATTTAAATTATAAACCGTACTTTCTAGTGTTTTACTGCACACATCACATTTAAATTTATAAAGATTACTAAAGTGATAACCTTTGTATTCCTCTTCACTGCATAGGAATTGCAACTTGTTACTATTACAGTAATTTATTAGGAACTCATAGTGGTTTACTTTCTTAGTATGTGATCGTTTATCAAGAACAGATTTGATTTTAGCCGCATTATCTACACCATATCTATCCATCATAGTAGATTTAGTTTGTTCTACATTAGAATAATTCTCATCCCCATACTTTTCTAACATTGTTTTTTTAACTTTATTTCTATATTCTGGAAGTTTACTGTAACTATCCACTCCATATTTTTCAAGAATTGCAGATTTAAAGTTGGATTTTACCACATCCGTAGTCATTGGATGTCCACCATATTTTTCGTCAAATGTCTTTTTTTGACCGTCAATTATCTTTTGTTTTGTAGAACCATCACTATTGCTACACTTCTTACTACAAAACACTTTGGGTTTACTTACCCTACATTCAAACACATTATTACAAAATTTGCAATGTATAGTCAACCAATTTTTTAAATTTTTAGATCTGGACATAATTAGTCTTTGGTTCGTATGCAGTATAACTATTTAAAAATTAACTATAAAAATCAAAAATATATTCTTTTATTTATATTTATAATAAACAACAAATAAGGATTTAAAATTATGGCAGATCTATTAAACAGCAACGAAATATTCTTTACTACATTTGAACCAAAAGTTAAGAATAGGTTTCTTTTATACTGTGACGGTATTCCAAGTTTCTTAATTAAGAAATGTAAGAGACCATCACCAAAAAGCGAAAAGAAGACTCTTGACCACATCAACGTTCAAAGATACTATAAAGGCAAAACCACCTGGGATGATATAACAATTGAACTATATGATCCAATCGTACCATCTGGTGCGCAAGCAGTTATGGAGTGGATTCGTCTTGGACACGAATCTGTAACTGGTCGTGATGGTTATAGTGATTTTTATAAGAAAGATTTGACTATCAATGTTCTTGGACCTGTTGGTGATAAAGTAGAAGAATGGACACTTAAAGGCGCATTTATCACTAGTGCAGATTTCGGTGAATTGGACTGGTCTGACAGTGGTGAAGCTATGACAATTAGCTTAACTTTAAGCGTAGATTATTGTATTTTACAATATTGATTCAAATTATATTCTTTTTATCCCTCTAACTAAAATTAGAGGGATTTTTTATTTTATACAAGGATATTTATTGTATATGAAGAAACATGTAGCATTTGCATTTGGTAGATTCAATCCTCCTACGGTAGGACATAAAAAGTTAATTGATACTGTAGTTGACGCAGCAGATGGTGGTGATTTTTATATTTTTACAAGTCAATCGCAGGATCCTGATAAAAATCCATTGGATTATCAAACCAAGGTCAATTTTTTAAAGAAACTATTTCCTGATATACAAGATAAAATTGTATATGATGTATCAATTAAAAATGTTTTACAAGCCGCAGATAAATTAAAGGCAAATGGTTATACTGATGCAACATTTGTGTGTGGTAGTGATAGAGTTCCAGAATTTACTAAACTATTGAACACATGGAATGGTATGGATAAAACACCTAGATTTGGTGTTTTAAATATCATTAGTAGTGGTGAAAGAGAAGATGGTATGGAAGGAGTGGGAGGAGTTAGTGCTAGTATGGCAAGAGAATTTGTAAAGAATAACGATTTTGAATCATTTAAGGGTACTGTTCCAAATAATCCACAATTAGCAAAAGAATTATTTGATGCGGTTAAACAGGGTATGGCAACATCTAAAAAAAAGATAAAGGAATGTATTATACAACTTATCAATGAAATATTGAATGAAGACGAGTCTGATGTAAAACAAGCAGTTAAAAAAACTAATGATGCTTTACTCGCACAAAGACAAATAGAATTATCATCTGCAAAAGATAAAGAAAAAGAAGTAAGTGCAAGACAAAGAATGGCATCTTCACCTGAAGAAAAAAAGAAAGTGGATGACGAATTGAAAACCGCAAAAGAAACTGTAAAGTCAAAAACAGATTTATTAAAAGCAGCACAACAACAATCTCAATCGTCTTAAATTAAATAAATTAAAAATTATAACTTTATACTATATATTGGTATACTGAAAGTTATAATTTATGGACGACTATACAATTCCTATTACAAAACCAGCTAGTCAATTTGCTGGAAATAGTTCTCAACCAAAACAAGAAACAACTTATCCATCTGAAATAGTTGATTTGCCAAGTCAGGGACATTTTTATCCTTCTTCTAGTCCATTGAGCAATGGTACTATTAACTTAAAGATAATGACTGCAAAAGAAGAAGATATTCTTACCAATCAAAATTATATCAAAAAAGGTATTGTGTTGGATAAGTTGATTGAATCACTTATAGTGGATAAAGATATAAAACTAGACGATTTGTTATTGGGTGATAAAAATGCAGTATTTGTTGCAATCCGAAGATTTGCTTATGGTGATAGTTATGGTCCGCTTCAAATTAAATGTCCGTCATGTAGAGAAAATAATGAATGTACATTCAATTTAAGCGATTTGAAATATAAAGATGTGGATGTATCAAAGTATCCACAAGGATCAAATCAATTTGATGTTGAACTGCCATATTGTAAAAAGACCGTAACTTGTAAATTATTAACTTCAGGAGATGAAAAACAGATTGACAATGAAACCAAGATGTTGCAAAAGATTAAAACTGGTAGTACTTCAGATGTAACTACTAGATTAAGATACACAATTGTAGCTGTAAATGGAAATTCTGATAAAACAGAAGTCAAAAAATTTGTTGAAAATGAACTTACTTCAAAAGACAGTTTTGAATTAAGAAAGTTGATTAAAGAAAGAACTCCTGATATTGATTTAAATTTTGATTTCAAATGTGAACAATGTAATCACGACGAAAGGATAGGTGTACCGCTAACGGTACAGTTTTTTTGGCCTGACTCCGGAAGATAAGTTGTTGATTCACGAACAGATATTTAGTTTGGCATATCATTCTCAAGGTGCATTTACACAGGATATTGCATATAAATTACCTGTGTTCTTGAGGATTTTCTATTTAAAGAAACTAATAGAAACAAAAGAAAAAGAAAAAGAAGCTATGGAAAAAGGATCAAAGTCTTCTTCTAAACCAAATTCTAGACCGAATATTTCTAGAGGAAAATGATATAAAAATCCATAGGTACTATATTTATAATACATATGGCGACACCACAACAGAGACTCGCAGAAGCTGAAAGATTACGTGCATTAGGTGAGAGTATTAACGATCAACAAAAAGAACAGTTAGATTTGTTAGACGCAGCAAATGAACGTTATGCACAACAGATAAGTAGTGTTAAAGATTTATCGTCTTATCTTCAAAAATCATTACAAATTGAAGGTAAAATGGCAGAATCATTTGATGATATGTTTAGAGCATTTGCACCAGTAAATGATAAAGCTGGCGATTTATATAAAAGTTTAACAAAGTTAAATAATCCACTCTCTGCCGGATATGAATTATTAAAACTGTCTGTCGAAAGATTTATAGCATTAGATAACGCAGCTCAAAAGTTTAGAGAAACCACTGGATTTTTGGCAAGTCAAACGGGAGAAGTAGAATCGAATATAAGAATTGCTAGTAGAGATTTATCACAATTTGGAGTTACCGCAGAATTAGCAGGTGAATCTGCACAACAATTGGCAAACGCTTTTGGTGATACTTCTATTGCAAACAAAGAAAATATAGAATATGTTTCTTTGATGAAACAGAATTTGGGTGTTAGTGCAGAAGATTCTACCGCAATAATGCAAAATTTCATGGGAATCGGTGGAATGTCATCAAAAGTTGCTAGAGAAACTGCTGGTGCTGCAGCAAGTATGGCAAAAGCTGCTGGTGTACCATTTAGTAAAGTAATGCAAGAAGTTGCAAAGCCATCAGAAACTGTTAGATCATTAATTAGGGGCAGTGTTGATGGCTTAATAAAAGGTGTAATTGAAGCAAAAAGATTAGGAACTTCATTAGAATCAGTAGGCAAAGCAGCTGCAGGAATGTTAGATTTTCAATCTTCTATTAATGATGAAATGGAAGCAAGTGTTTTATTTGGTAGAGATGTTAATTTACAAAAAGCAAGAGAACTAGCATATGCAGGCGATTTAGAAAATTTAGCAAAAGAGCAATCTAGATTATTAAAAGAAGCAGGAGATGTATCTAAGATGGATTATTTCCAAAGAATAGGTATTGCAAAAGCGTTAGGTATGTCTGTTGAAGAAATGGATAAGATGAACGCAAAACAACAAGAATTAAATCAATTACGTTTAGAAGATCCAGAAACTTATGAAAAATTGACGGCTAAACAAAAAGTAATGGATAAAACAAAAGAAAGTTTATCCGAAAAATATAAAAAAGAATTGTTATCTCAACAATTGGCAAGTCAACAAGAAAAGATAATGATGTCAATTCAAAGCATAACAACTGAATTGGCTGAAGCATTTTTACCAATAATAAACACTTTGGTTCCTATTGTTGGAATCTTGTTTAAGATGAGTATGATTATTACAAAATTAATTTTAGCACCATTTAGACTTATTGTTGATTTGATTGATGCTGGTTTAAAAGCTTTAAAACCTTATATAGATGTATTAAAACTTATAGAAGATGGATTTAATGAAGTTTCTTCTATTTTTTCAGATACTCCTGATGAAATCGAAAATTGGGGTAAAAAAATAGGAGTTGCACTAGCAGGAGCAGTTGTTCTTGGTTTTGGTATATTCGCTTTCGAATCTGTTATGGGTGGAATTGTAGGTTTGATAACTTCACCATTTAAATTAGCTCTTAAATTGATACCAAATTATTTTAAAGGAGGTTTAAAAGATGCCGCAAAAGGTGCAGTTGATGCCGCAGAAGGTGCAGTTGATGCTGCAAAAAATATTACATCAACTGGCGGTACACCTGCTATACCTGGTGCGGCTGGTGGTACACCTGCTATACCTGGTACGGCTGGTGCGGCTGGTGGAATACCATCTGTTCCACCAACTGCAAATAAAACTGCAGGTCAAAATATAAAAGATTTCTTGAAGAATCTTGCGGATGGTATTAAATCATTTAATCCACTGGGTGAAATATTAAAAGGATTACTTGGAATTACTCTTAGTGGTCCCGCATTCGTGGCATTTTTGTTAGCGGTTCCTGGTATATTAGCAATGGCCGCCGTCGGCGCAATGGGACCGTTAATTGTTGGTGGATTTACCGCATTATCTACTGGAATAAAAATGATGGATATTAGCGCAATAGGTAAAGGTTTATTGGGAATAGCCGCTTTAGGGTTGTCAATAATACCATTTGCATTTGCTATGACATTATTTTCCGGTGTTAATTGGACAGGAGTTATTGCTGGAGCTGCAGCATTAGTTATATTTGCCGCTGCTGCTTTTGGATTAGGTGTATTATTAGCTGGACCTGGTGCTATACTATTTGGTGCGGGTGTAATTGGTATTGCTGCTTTAGGAGTTGCAATGTTACCTCTTGCTATGGCAGCTAAATTAGCAGGTGAAGGAATGAAAAATTTTGGAGACGGTGTTAAAGATATTGCGGCAAATATATCACAGATAGCTTCTTTAGAAGAAACACTTTCTATATTTAAAGATCAAGAATTGATTGCGGGGATTTATTCTATGGGTTTTGCTATAGCATTTTTAAACACTCAATTATCTGCATTAGGAACAAATTTACCAGCGTTGGCTGAAATTAATAAATCAAAAAATGAACAAAGTGCAAATGGAGAAGTTGTTGCAAAATTAGATGAGTTAATAGGATTGATGCAGAGTGGAGCTATTGCGGTTAATATAGATGGTAGTAAAGTAAGCACTGCTGTTGGAGTTGCTACAAGATTAAGAGGATCATTCTAAACTATTTGATATTTATAATATATGGCAAACCTTAACAATTTAGAATCACCTGCTCCGTTATCCACTACCAATACACAAATTATTGGTGCTGGATATACATTGCCATCTGGATTTAACAATTTAAGACAACCAGGTGAATTGAGTGTATTATATGCTCAAAATAGTGATGCAATTTATAACAAGTATAAACTAGAAACAAATAACAGTGGTTTATTACGATTTGGTCCTAAACAACCATTTATTACAGTTAATCCCAATAATGCAAGAAAAGGTGTAAATGGATTAAAAAGATATGAAAGTAGATCTTTACCGATTGGTTCCGCATTACAAGATGTAGTTAGAATATCAAAATTTAGTGTTAGTGGTAACGGTATAATTTTCTTGGGTAAACAATTAATACTACAAGGATTAAATTCATTTAATGAAACTAAGTTATATAATCCATTGATGCCTATTTTGGCATCAACAAGTATTGCTTCATTTGGTTTGATTACCCCTCCTACTAGACATATTGAACCAAATTTAGGTGGTGTTCTTGGTGCTTTAGGACTTGGTGCAGTATCAAATGCTTTGGGTTTAAATAAACCAACTCCACCTAAAGGAACTGTTGGTGCTGGTGCATTACCAAAAAATGCCACTGACGGTGGTAAAGGATTGATTCGTGGTTCAACTGCGTCACAAGCAAATAAGAATTTTCAAAGTAAATGGCAAGGAGGGTCCACAAATAAATTTGGTTTATCTGCTATTGGAGATTTTTTTAAAGCTAATACATTATTTGGTGCTTTTTCTGTTGTTAAACAACCAAATGGTGAAAAATATAAAGTTGGTGAATCTACATATGGTATAATGTTGGATAACAAATCAATATTTCGTGATATTGATGTTAATGGTTACGAATCTCCTGGTATTTCTCAAAGATGGTGGGGAAGTACAGACGGAACAGCAAAAAACACACCAACTGCTTATATAAGATATGCGCCATTTATTGGTTTAAATGGAACGCTGGCAGGAATAAATTTTTGGAACAACATTGGAAATATAAATGATAAACCATTTGGTATTCCGAACCATTCTGATAAAAATCCAAGAGGTTCTAGATACAGTGAAAATGTTGGATTTGGTAGAATAATGAAAGGTGGTGAAGACGGAATGGATTTAACCACTTTGGAATTTTCTGATCAAATTGTAAATTACGCTTATTATATTGGTACATTAAATAAAAATTTAATATCGCCTACTTATTTTGGTTGGGGAACAAAACACTCGGACAAAACAGATCCTGTCGTAGAAGATTTAATAAATAATAATCTCAAAAAATTAATTGAGAATCTTAAAAAAGAAGATATAAATGCGGAAAATCAAAAATATACTTTGAATGTTGATCCTGGGTCTGGATATGCATATACTCCAATTCGACAATACAATTGGGAATCTAGCGCTATAGGATATGATTATATTGATAAGACTGTAAAATCTGATAAATATTTTAGTGCTAAAAGATTTAAAAATTTAAAAACTCTTGATCCAGTTCCTAATGCTAATGGTGAAAATAAAAATATAGGTTTATCTGGACCACAAAGATCGGATAAAATTAATGTTTTAAAAGTTTTATCAAAAGATAATTTTAAAAAAGAATATTCAGAAGACAGTGATTTAATCCAATTTTATTTTCATGATCTTGTAAATGACAAATATATACCATTTAGAGCTACTGTTACTGGATTGAATGAAAACTTAAATGCGGACTGGACTGCAATTGAATATATTGGAAGAGCTGATAAATTACAATCATACAAAGGATTTTCAAGATCATTAAGTTTTAAATTTAATGTTGTTGCTAATAGTATAAAAGAATTGTTGCCAATGTGGCAAAGAATTAATTACTTAGTAGGATTAACTAAACCTGCTAATTATACTAGTGGGGATCAAAATAGTCCTAGTAATATATATTCTAAATTTATTATACCACCGCTGGTTAAATTTACTATTGGGGATATATACAAAAATCAACCTGGAGTAATTAAAAGTATCGGTATGAATATACCGGATAATTGTGTATGGGAAACATTGAGTGAAAAATATGCACAAACAAATAATTGGAGTTATTTGAATGGTATAATTCAACTGGCAAATAGTAAAGGAACATATGCACAATTTCCAAGAGAATGTGAATTAAATTTAAGTATGGATTTATTGGAAAAAGAAAGACCTGTTGTTGGTGGAAACAATTTCGGTGATTATGCAAGAAAATTGGATAATAATGGAGATTATGATGACGATTTATTTGCTGGTCCTAAAGATTTATTTTCTAGAGATATACTTACAAGACAAGATTAATAATCATGAATAGATATACATTTGCACAACAAGATAAGAGATGGGATGGAAAACGGGTATATAAGTCATTATTATATCCTGTGATACCTGTTGCTTATAATGATTTATATGTTATAACAAATGAAGTATCTACTTTTGATGCTTTGGCTAATAAGTATTATAAAGATTCTACATTATGGTGGATATTGGCCCAATCTAATAATTTGGGTAATGGTAGATTGAGTGTACCAGCAGGCATTCAATTACGAATACCGCAAAATATTTATAATATTATAGGAGATTTTAAGTTATTAAATTCATAAGTTATGGCAACAACACCAGATAATAGACCGTGGGCTCCACATCCAATACCGCCATGGATAATCAAAGAATTTACAAGAAGACAAAACGATATTGGGTTTGAATATCCTACGAATGTTACTTGGGGCGATAATGGTACTTGGCAACAATACAAAGGACCAATGACTCCTTGGGTAAGAGTATTTTCAAACGGTACTGGCAGAGTGAGTGATAGAAGTAATTATCCAGAAAAAAGCGGATTCATTTTACAAGGTGGTTATGGATTTGATAAATCATATGGAACTACATTAAATGGTTCGACTCTTTCAAATAAAAATGTATTAGGATACGATGCTGAAGGCAATGAACATACATTGGATTTATTATCTGACGGCAATCTAGTATCATTTCCAAATTCTGTATCAAATGATAAACGAACTGTACAAAAATTTTTACCTATTCCTGGCATTACATCTATTGATGCTGTAGTACAAAAAGAAAGAATTAGAAAAATTACTATTAATTGGAAATGTTACGGATATGCTCAATTAGAATATATGACACCATATTTTCTATCACCGAAGATTAGTGCATTTGTTGAATTTGGGTGGAATCATTTTAATCCTGCGTCATTATTGGATTTAAGAACGACGAATTTAAACAATTTGAGAGAACTGTTTAGTAATAGTGGATCTTTATTATACGATAAAAATATTAGAGAATCATATGGATTATATGATGTCACGATGGGCATCGTAAGTGGTTTTGATTTTTCAAGTCAAGATGGAATTACATTTGATTGTAAAACAGAAATTATGTCTAAACACGCAAATTATTCTGGTGTACTAATTAATAGTAAGGCTAGTGTATCATCAAATACAGAAAAAACAGCAGTACAATCTACTTTTTCTGAATATTTGGAAAAAAGATTGACTAAAATACCTAATTGTATTTTACAATCTAAAAATTTTATGGTACCGTTAGATGCAGATGAAGAAAAAGCGCAAACAGAAGGAACATTTATATCTTCTAATTTAGAATTTTATAAATTTGATGATGGAAAATATACATCCAACGGAAAAAAAAGAGCAGAAGACAGAGTATTTCTTGGTAGACGAGATCAATATAAAGACGGTGAAATTAAAAGAGGATCTACTAAATATGATTGGGATTATTCGGATCAAAAAGATATATGGGTAACTTTTGGATTTTTAATTGAATTAGCAAATGTATTTTTTACAAAACAAATTGAATTAATAAAAGCATCAGACACCGGTTCAAATTCCCCTAATAAAAATAATTATTTTTTATATGAAATAGATGTTGACGAAGTAAAAGTTGGATCTCATCCGAATTTAATTTCATGTGATGGTAGTACATTACTTATACCCAACAGTGTTGCTCCTAAATATAATATGGGATGGCAATTTCCGTCAACAGATGTAAATGACAATGATTATCAAAAACAAACTGGCTTTGGTAATCCTGCAATTTTTTCGTCTCAAAATGCAAAAACGGTAACCGCAAAAGGTATTAAAGATTTGTCTCCAATAGACAAAACTTTAATTAAGATATTTAAAACAGGTAAAAAAGCTACGGGAATCAAACCACCATTAGGTGAGCCAGGATTTTTTTCAAGTCTTGGAAGCCTAGTAGGTATAGGAGATTTAGCAGACGTAGAAAATAATGCAAATAAACCAACACCTCCTCTTTCAATAATGAGAGACGATTTAGATGGTATAATAAATAGATTCAGATATAGAACACAGGGAAACAAAAATGAACATACATTTGCATTTCCTCAAATGAAAGACGACACAAATGACACAAAAATAAAAGCAGGATATTGGGGATATTTAAAAGATTTATATATTAACAAAAATATAATAATTGAATGCGCAAAATCATCGGACACAGTTGAAAATTTTTACAATACATTACTTGATAAAATCAATACTGCGGCGGGAAAAATATGGGATTTAGCAGTAATTGAAGATGTTGATAAATTAAAGATAATTGATAAAAAATTTATACAATATAATACTTTAAAAATTTATCAATTTGATGTCGGTGCAACAAACAAGTTTATTAAATCTATTAATTTTACTGCACAACTATCAAATGTTGCAGCAAATCAAGTAATTTCATCTGCATCAACAAATAAAAGTGTTGACGGTTCACCAAATGGAGATGCAACATCAAATCAAACTTTAAATTTTCCTTATGGTGATAGATTTTATATTAATGTTCCAACTAATCCAAGAAAAATAGATGAAAATCTAGAAACTATAAAACAGTTACAAAACTCTCCTGAAAATATCGGAGGAAATAAAGGCGGATCATATATAATGTCATTTAAATCATTTGAAGAATCAACTACTAAAAGTTATGTTGGTATAGGCGGTTCTTATGGTGGTCTTGGTGGCGGTATGGGCGGTGGATTACCTCCCGCATCAATGTCTAACCCATTAAAAGAAGTATCATCTTCAGGAAAGATTACTGGTTGGAATATAGTAAATCTTGTATTGCCCAATGAATCATTGTTATTGGCATTATTAAATGATATGGATTTTACAAATAATAGTAATATTTATGGTGGTCAACAACCAGGATTTAATGTGGAAATGACATTACAAGGTATTTCCGGATTAAGAACATTTCAATTATTTAGTTTGAAAAATTTACCAAGCCCATATTCCGAAAGAGAAATTATGTGTCAAATCGTAGATATATCACATAAAATTGATGCTGGCAATTGGACAACTACAATTAAAGCAGGTATTCGTTCAATTAGAGGAAAAACTATTATTTTTACAACTGATGGTATAAACGAATATAAAATCAATGCGATTAAATAATATGATTATACCAGAACAATATACTAATATTGGTGGAGTTGATATGTCAAATGATGTATATCCAAGTTATTACAAACCATTTCCAACATTAAAAGATTATGAAAAAGGATATATCAATCGTTATTTTGTTCAAAAAATAAACGATTTAATAATAACCGAAGTAGATAAAAACATATATAATAAAATTTATGTTAATTATTTTAATAAAGTGGTTATACAATGGATAATATCCGGTCCAAAAAACAATCAATATAAAAATAAAATTCTTGATAGAAAAGGAGTTCAAGAACAAAATATTCAAACATTGGTTGAATATGAAAAATCAATGAAAGGTATAAAAAATTATTTAAATAACCCACTTGAATTTTGGGACGGTAAATAATTGACTTTGATTTGTTATAATGTTACATTGTGTCAATGGTGTGTCTGGATAAACAATCGTATTCTAAATTCTTAGAATTGCATATTTCATCTGATTTTATTCTTGAATGTATACAATCAGATGAAAAGGTGCATCCTTGTGTAGATGAATTGTGCACGGTTTTGATTCATATACTCAAATCCAAAACTACCTATGTCATCAATCTTACTCACCCAGATTGTAATGTTTTTATCAATAAAGAAACATTAATCAAAGATTTTAATAAACTTAAGGGTAAGAAATGGGTATTTGACAAGAAAAAGTGTTTACATCTATTTTCTATCAATAATCTGTATGATATCAATATCATTTTCTTTATTAGTGACGGTAAAGTTGATGATTATAGTGAATTTGATACAACTGCGCATAATGTAATCAAAACCAGATTTCAAAAATATGGTGAATTGAATAAAGCAATTCCAATGGTAAAACATTTGGAAAAGTTTGAAAACATGTATGATGCAGTGTTGATTAGACTTAAATCTGTCAAAATTGATGATAGTTTTCATAGTATCAATAGTACCATTACAGACAATCTTAAAATTCTTGAATACAATGGATTGAAAGTTGATGTAGAATTGTTTAATAGGCATTTTGAAAACAAAACCAGCAAAGATAGGAATGGGTTTGTTTATACTCAATATAACCTATATACCGCAACAGGACGACCTAGTAATAGGTTTGGTAACATTAACTATAGTGCATTGAACAAAGAAAATGGATGTAGGGCATCATTAATTAGTAGATACGGTGATGAAGGTATGTTGTTTATGATTGATTATAGTGCCTACCACCCCCACATAGTTGCAAAGTTAATCAATTATAACTTACCGACAAATGCTTATGAATATCTTGGTAGGTTGTATTATGGTAAAGAAACTTTGACGGATGAAGAAATTAAAGCGTCAAAGAACCTTACTTTTCAATGTATGTATGGTAATATTCCAGTTGAACTATTAGAAATACCATATTTCAAGAAAATGAGTGATTATATTGCTCATAGATGGTTATTCTTTAGTGAACATGGTTATGTAGAAACTCCCATTTATAAAAGAAGAATTACTAAAAATCATATAAATGACCCAAGTCCAAATAAACTGTTCAATTATATCTTACAAGCAAGTGAAACTGAATTTGGAATGCAATCATTGGTTAGAGTAAATGAATACTTGAATGATAAACAAACCAAAGCTATACTATATACTTATGATAGTGTTTTGTTTGATTGTCATACCAATGATAAAAAAGAAACTTTGGTGGAATTGAAACGGTTAATGTCAAACAATCAATTACCAGTTAAATGTTACATTGGTAAGAATTATGATGAAATGATAGTAATTGATATTTAAAAACTTTGATTTTCGTGTATATAGTAATATTTATATATACGAATGAATACAGATGCAGAAATAAAATTAAAAGACTTACAAAGTAAGTTAGAACAAGTTGAAACTGTTATGCCATTGCCATTCAGTCAACAGATGAGAGAAAGTTTTCCGTTATATAAGATATTTGGTGAACAAGGAGATTATCATCCAAAAGAAAAAAGTTTACTAATAAAATGGTTAAAATTATCCGCTGACATTGAAACGCTTTTAAAAAGCATACAACAACTCAATGACGAATTAGTAATTGCATCTGTAGGAAAAAGTAAATTATATCAAAATTATGCTGATGTAAAGTCTAGAATTGAATTAGCATCTGGTACATCTGTAACATTGGCAAATATTACTTCTACAAAACCAACTGGTTTTATTCATCAAGACATCAAGAAGTTCTACGATATATTTGATAATAGTGGTTATGCTAGCAAAGATAAGAAAAAAGAAAATACTGCGGATGTAGTATTATTGTATAATTGTAGTATTGCTGAAGTACAAACTGCTTTAAAAGACAGAAAAGTATCTGGTTTAGAAGATAGTTTGTGTGAAATTACTGGTACAGGAAAGAAATTCGCAATGGTTTCTTTAAAAGCAGGTGGTGATAGTTATCGTATTGGAAGAATGAAAGGTGCTTTTGATATACTTCCAGATAAACAAAGTTTCTCTGGAACACCTGCACAAAGAGAAAAATATTATCAATGGTTACAATCACAACAACCCGAAGAAAAGCCAGTTGAAAAAGATCCACGCAGTGTATTTACTGGTGGTGCATCTGTTTTTCAACAAAATGAAAGTATAAATCCAATATTTGAAGAAATTTATATTGGTAAAACACTACTAACTGAAATTGAATTTATATCATCATTAAAGTCATCTCTTAATAGAATATCGTCAAAAATAGGAGATTTATCTGCCGAATTAACAAAAGGATGGAGTGATTTCACACAAAAAGTTAAAAACACTATTGTAAAGATTTTTGGTAATATTGAACAAAAGTGTCAAGAAGACATGAATTATGCTAGAAATCAATATTCTGCTATGTTTAATAGTTGGGATAATATTGAAAAAGAAATTGGTATTTTATCCGAAGCAAGAGAATCGGATGAAGAATTGGTAAAGATGACGGAATCATTAAAGAAGAATGTTGCAATTTTGATTCAACAAATCAATAGAATTCAACCAGATTCATTATTTAGTGCGATAAATGAAAAGGTAAGATTGATTGATAATAAGAATTTGTTTATGGTACAACTTACTGGAACTACACCAGAAGATGTAAAACAAGTTAAGAATGCTTCTATAAAAGTCTATAACGATTATTTTAATGCATCTACTAAAGGTGATGTTCCGTTAAATAAAGGTGCTTTTAGACCAATGAACATTTTTAATTCTAATATTGCATCTATTGTATTTTATGAAAAGTTCATTGAACGATTTATGAATGTTGGTAATGAAGCACAAATTAAGAAAGAATTTATTCAATTTGCAAGTCAAATATCTGCCGAAGCAATTTTCGGAAACAACGATAGTCTTCCGCTTGTAGTATTTAATGGTAAGACAATTAACAGAATGGGAACCAAGAATGAATTTTCTAGTGGTAAAAAGTTAATTGATGCAAATGAAAATAAGAATTTTAGATTAAGTAAGTTTGAAGTTAGTAAAAATAAGGCCGGAACATATTTCGTTGTATATTTATATATTATCTTTGATATACGAGAAGAAGAAGAAAATGGAAAAGTAGAAGTAAAACCATTTTATTCGGCAATTGAATTAAGAAATGAAAGAGGAAGTAAGTTTTCTTTCAAGACGGAAATTCACCGTTCCAATTTAAGTGAAGAAGATGTATTTTAATTATGAACCTAAAACAAATATTTTTAGAAGCATTAGAAAAGTCAAGTACCGACAATTCAATTGAAAACGGTATATTTGATATTTCTAAACAAGAACATATTGAAATACTTAGATGTCATTTATTGGAATCAAATATAGATTATAAAACTGTAAATCAATATCTAAATAAAATGCTTGAAGGCAGATATCCTGACAGACAAGCATACAATTCAAACGGTATTCTCGTTACATTTCCAACTCCTGAATATAAACAAAAGGCTATTGAACGTGGTTCTCACTTTGAACAAAATCCTAGAAAAGGACAAGCTAATGTATTCTCTGGAGATGAACAACCAACACAACAAAACGGACAGCCAACACAACAAAGCGGTCAACAAATTGAATTTGAACCAACAGAACCCCAACAAATTCAACAAACTCAACAACAAGAACCACAAACACCAAAGAGTGACGATAGAACTTCTGACGAAAAAGAACAAGATGCAGTAGCAATTGAAAAGGCATTGACTACTGAATATACACTTGAAGAAGCTTTAAGATTCGGATTTTATAATAAGAAAAATAAATGGTACGATAGTTCTGGCGATTTTATTGGTAATTTGTGGAATATAGATGGTAAACAACTAATATTAAATAAATGAAAAATAAACAATTATTGTGTACATTTACCACTTCCAAAGAATATGATGCTGTCATTTTAGAAATAAAAAATTTCTATAGTGTTATCAACGGCAAAATATTTCTGTTATGTAATGTCAACAATCCAAAAGAATTGTATGCTACATACAATGTTGACTTAACCGATGGAAATTCAATGAAATTCCGAAATACCATCAGCGTTCATAGAAAAAAAGAAACCAACACTCTGTACACTCTGAATGCGATGAACAAATTGATCGCTGAAGAAAACAACGGTGTTTTGGATAAAACCTTCCAATTGGACTGGAATCTCTACAGAAACAGCATTATTTTAACAAGTGAAGTGTCTGTCCGAATCGTGTCCGTGAAAATTTTTGATATAATAAGTTGAAAATGTTTGGTGGGTAGTATATATTAATGACAACTTAATTGGTTGTCGTTAAATAATTCGTGTGAGTTATTTAATTAACTAATTAAACAATTAACTAATTAAAATAATTATGGCATTAGACATATCAAAGCTGAAGAGCCGTCTGAGCTCTCTAACAAACCAAGGCAACAAAACCAATTTAATTTGGAAACCAAAGCCTGGTAAACAAGTGGTTCGTATCGTTCCCTACAAGTATCAAAGTGACAATCCTTTTATTGAGTTGAAGTTCCACTATAACATCAATAACAAGACTTATCTATCTCCTGACAGTTTTAATCGTCCAGATCCAATCGTTGAATGGTCAAATCGTATGAAGAAGACCGGAAACAAGGAAGATTGGCTATTGGGACGTAAGTTTGAACCAAAGATGCGTACATATGCTCCAATCCTTGTTCGTGGTGAAGAAAACGAAGGTGTTCGTTTCTGGGGATTTGGTAAGAATGTTTACCAAGAAATTCTAAGTATCATCAGCGATGTTGATTACGGTGATATTACTGATCTGGTAAATGGACGTGACATTGTAGTAGAATTCCGTACTGCAGAAGATTCTGGTAAGTCATTCCCAGAAACTACTATTCGTGTTAAGCCAAATGCAAGTGTTGCTATTGATGTTGCTCAAAAAGAAATCTTGGCACAACAAACTAACATCATGGATCTATTCCCTGAATTTAGTTATGACGAACTAAAGGAAGTTATGAACGCATGGTTGAATCCAGATGGTTCAATTCCAACAGAAGGAACGGTAAACACAATTGTTGATGATGATGCTCAATCTCCTGCTCCAAAAGCAGTTGCTACGAATAAGTCACCAACAGCTACCGCATCAAAGTCAAATACAGATGATGTTTCAGCTGCTTTTGATAATTTGTTCAACAGTTAAAAAAAATTGTTAGTAATGGGGTGGTAGTATATATTACTGCCACCCCTATTTTAGTTATATAAATTTATGAAAAAGAAAAATCAAGCTACACAAGATACTCCTCAAAGAGATGAGTTGGTTGAATTACTCGCAAATGAGTTAAATAAAGCAAACAAAGACGGTGGTAAAATTGCTTATTTTTTAGACGAACAGGAAAATCCAGCAGAAATTAGTGATTGGATTAGTACAGGTTCTTCTATTCTTGATTTGGCCATTAGTAACAGACCACATGGTGGACTACCTGTTGGTAAAATGGTTGAATTCAATGGATTGGAAGGAACTGGTAAGAGTTTGTTATCTGCACATGTTGTTGCTGATACACAAAAGAAAGGTGGAATCGCAGTTGTTATTGACACTGAAAATGCTGCTGCTCCAGAATTCTGGAAAAGTCTTGGTGTAGATCTATCAAAACTTCTATATGTTCAATGTGAAACCGTTGAAGATATTTTTGAAAAGATGGAACAAATGATTGGAATTGTACGTAAGTCAAATAAAGATCGTATTCTTACAATTATTGTTGACTCTGTTGCTGCTGCATCAACAAAAGTAGAATTGGAAAGTGATCATGGTAAAGATGGTTATGCTACTGGTAAATCAATTATTATCAGTAAAGCAATGCGTAAGATTACTACAATGATTGGTCGTCAGAAGGTACTTACTGTATTTACTAACCAATTACGTCAGAATATAAATGCTATGGCATTTGGTGATAAGTATGTAGTATCAGGTGGTAAATCACTTGCTTATCATTGCAGTGTTCGTGTTCGTTTGAACAACACAGGTAAACTTAAGAAAGGTGAAGAAGTAATTGGCAATGAATGTAAAGCATTAGTTGTCAAAAATCGTATGGGTCCACCACAACGTCAAGCATCTTTTGATATTTACTTTGATAGTGGAATTGCAGATTATGGTAGTTGGATTAAGGTACTGAAAGAAAACGACTTGGTAAAACAAGGTGGAGCTTATTATACCTATAAAAAGGATGATGGTACTGAATGGAAGTTTCAATCCAAAGACTTTGTACAAATAATGAAAAATGACAAAGTTTTGAATGAAGAAATTTATATGAAAATCTGTAATTCAGTCATTATGAAGTATAAAGATCCAAATAGTATCATTGTTGATGACGCAGTTATTGACACGGATGAAGATGTTGGTGTATCATCTGAGAATGAGTAATCTATCTGACAGTGAAAAAAAGAGGTTGTTTTCTTTATTTGACAACGTAAAACAAGAAGACAGAAGTGTAGGATTGAATAGATCTTCCAATTCTGAAGTTCTAATTGTTGATTTCATGAACACTTTTATTAGAGCGTTCATGGCCTCCCCCTCCCTCAATTCCAATGGTAACCATACTGGTGGAATTGCGGGATGCTTAAAAAGCATTGGTTATGCAGCTAAACTAATTAATCCTACAAAGATTGTAGTTGTGTCTGATGGTCAAGGGGGTTCACTGAAAAGACGGAAGATTTATCCTCAGTATAAAAGTGGTAGAAAG